TAGCATTCCAAAATCAATTTATTTATATAATTTATCCATATCCGTGGCTGCGACAGCAGCTGCTTGTACATTATTTGTATACTCATGTTGTAGTATATTGTATTATAGTTTGTATATAGACGAGCTTTTGGCAGTGGGTTCTACTATCAAGGCTGGTGCTACTGATATTGCTCGATATTCAAGAAAAACTTACATAAAGTTATTACGCTTATGTAAAGTTGCCACAAGGATTGTTTATACTGTGGACAAGAATGAGCATGCTAGAAGCACACACTGGAGAATTACCAACTTGTTAGAAAATATGCGACTCGACAACAGTAATGGTATGATACGAAAACAACCATTTATGATCTTTTTACAAGGACCACCTGGGTCAGGCAAGACCACAGTAGCAATAAGGATTGCTATTGATTTGTTGAGAGCCAAGTATGGGAAAGCTTATGCTGATGAAATAGTCACGTTGAATGAAACTGATGAATTTCAGTCAGAATTTAGAACCAACCATAAAGTAGTTATTTTTGATGATTTAGATGCAGAAAAACCTGATAGGAATGGATCGAAAAATCCCTATCGGAAAATACTCGATTTCGTCAATAATGTTAACAAAACTTCTTTAAACCCTAATGTTGAGTTGAAGGGAACTGTTTATATTCGACCAGATATAGTGATTGCGACAAGTAATATGCCGTTAAGTTCTGCTGTGAACTGGATGAATTGTCCCGCTGCAATATGCAGAAGAGTTAATAGAATTATTAAAGTTGAAAGAGATAAGAATGTTCAATCATTCGAAGTTTTACAACCAGAAATGGATTTAACTTCTCTATATAGAGGAAAGAAACTTCAAGGTTCTGGAATACCTGGGCTTGCGAATGATTTCTTATTCAAATGCGAAGGATACGAGATTTTATTATCGGACCTTAGACGTTCTTTTCTTGATTTTGATAAATCACAAGAAGAATTTGTTAAACATGTTAATGAAACATTTGATCTCTCAATGGACAATGTGAGAGATGATACATTTCTTAATATGTATGATTTACTTTATAAAGTTAAAGATTCTAGTTGTTCTTACATAAAGAATCTTTTTCGGACTGAACTGAAGCCGAATGAAAGTTCTAAGATAGTTGCTCAAGGCAAATTATCTATGCCTCGAAAAAAGGTTAAAGAACCTGATAGTGCTTCGTTGATTCCATTTTCAACATACCAAGTTCATTCTGGTACTGAAACGAATGAATTGGTAGATGTGACTCGGCCACCCAAAGAATTACGACCTCTTCCAAAATGTTTTGATAAAGATATTTTTGAGAAGTTTCGATCTGAGCAGCTAAATGGTTATGAACCTGAATATCGACGACAGATAAGATTTGCATTCATTCCAGGAGCAATTGTTTTAACTCAACATAGAATCATTTGTGTATATGAAGAGTTTTACTGTGTATCGGGTCACATCAGAGAAGTGTATTTTTACGAATTTACTGAACCAGAAGTTGATGAAATTTTACGATCTCAATCTAATACTTCTATTCAGGATTCTCAATCATTATCTACTATCTCACATGAGGTAGATTCAAAATGTTCGGAAGAGAATGTTCTTCCTAGACTCCTTCACCTAAAAGATCTTGCTATGGCTGGCTTTGTTTGTCAGTCTCCAAAACAAGATCCACTTGTACATGAAATTCTCACTACAATGCCCAGATGTTTTAAAGTGGCATTACGAGAATGGAAGTATTCACATGGTGTAGGTGATTTTGTGTTTGGCTTTAAGTTTAAAAGTTGCTACCATTTTATTGTGGCAGAAGTTAAGAACAAGAAGTATTGTCCAACACAATTAAGAAAATCAGTTAGAGCCTTTAACTCTTGTTTTCGAAGCTTTTTTAATCATGGCCATATCACCATTTGGTCAATTGGAATTGATTGTAAAGGTATTCATGATCTACAGCTATGTTCTGGACCTGATTATGCTGGCTTACAGCCTACTATTAATGGTCAAATTAAGCTATGGTCTTCTGATTTTCTGGCGTTGCGGTGCGCCAAACCTAGTCCTCTAACCCAAGAGGATCAGGTGAGCACAAGCTCTCCTCTTAATTGAGGGATTCACATTCCGGTGTGTTATTTGAGATGTTTTCTCTCAGAGAGCTTGTCGCTCCTGAGTTGTTTTTACTCAAATAGCCAGCCTATTTATGAATTGGTGCTTGTGTTTGAAGTGTTTAGACTTACGTGAAGTGTGGACCCGATTTATTCGGTGTGGGGTTCGAATCCCCATCACGTTTTGTTTTTGGACATGATGATACCAGCCTATCCCC